GTCTAAAATCATATCTGATACGAAATGGATTTCAATTCACATATAACACGATTGAATGGTGGGATGTGGAGAAGGAGTTAAAGTAGATTAATCTATCTATTTTCCGTTTGAAGTGTAGGGATGAGAATTGAACAATTGTTGTCTATAAGTTTCTTTACAATGGCGTGTATTTTTACATTGTATTTTATAATGGACCGAATACGTTTACCTACTCGCGAAGGATTTACGGATTCGTTGGATGAATTAACACAAAAAATTCAGGCGGAGAATGAACCTGTTCCAACCGATGCCGATGCGGTTTCTGCGCACCAAACACTGCTCAGATATATGAGAAACGATTTTAGTAAAGGAATACGATTTGCGCAAGATTTTGGGAAAAGGTTCTTCGGTGATAATCTTCCCTTTCGTCAAGATTTGGATACACGTAAATTAATGGACAACTATCGTAGTCCGCTTCAATAAATATACATAATTGCGCCGCCCTCTGTAGAATGTCGTTTCCAATGGCACAACCCTTCCCCGGCGGTGCCGTACCGATTTATAATCCACCTATCGCATCAAAATGGATTTTAGCAGCACTGATTGTTTTTGCGGGTGCGGTGGCGGATAGGTGGAGTCCACGGATTCGTGCGCTCTTTGTCCATCCCGTTGGATTCTTTCTAACAGCGCTTTTAGCGATTGCTGCGTATCAAGTAGGCTTCCCTCCAGCTGCTTTCGCAATCCTCTTTTTGCTCTTGAATGTGTGGGCCACAACACTTCCTGCGACGGAAGGATTCTTGAGCGGTGCGAGTGTGGATTGGGTCTCCAATAACAACACATGGTTTGTGGAGAAGGTGATGCGTGAGAAACCGAAGGGAATCCAGGAGAAGGATGTAGAAACATATCCGGTGGAAGGTCCATAAACAGGAAATCGCATTCCTCACCAGGAATGGAGTATGATACTATAGTAATTGGCGCATTGATTGTCCTATTACTATATTTTTCTCTTGATTTTGATAAACACTATAGCCCGATGTTCCATAATGCGTCGCGGCATCCCTTTATGCGTTTCATTGCGGGCATAGTACTCATTTTAACGGCAGAGTACAATCCGCAACTCTCTGCGATTCTTCTGTTGATTATATTCTTTTGGATTGCGGATATACATTTATTGAGCACTTTGAATCTCCAACAAAAACTTCATTCTCAATAAGGAATGACTCAAAAACGCCGCGCATCTGCAGGCGCGATACCAACAGCAACAGCAGCAGCAGCGTTTATGACGCCTGTGAGTAGTACAGCACCGCCGCAGCAACAGCAGCAACAGCAGCAACAGCAGCAACCGCCGCAGCAACCACAAATCGGACCTATACCGCATTCACCGCTTCCGCAAGTTGCCGGCGACCCTCTTCATACAACAATTCTTGCGATGAATACGAATCCTTATCTAATTGGTATATTAATGTTGTTACTCAATTTAGGAGGTCGTTTTCTATCGTTGGAACTCACAAAGAAACAAGAGGCTTTCTTACAAGGTCCATGGATACGACCGTTTATATTCTTTACAGTGATTTTCATGGCGACCCGTAATATGGTTGCCGCATTTTGGATTACCCTTCTATTTTTCTTCTTTATCTGGGTTGTTGCGAATGAAAACAGTTCGTTCTGTATGATTCCTGAATGGTGTGGACACAAAGTAAAAGAGCAAGAGAAACAATACCAAGAGAATGTAGAAAAACTGAATACATAAAATCCTTATTGTTTCTATTAAAATGTCTATCGTAGAGAATTTAATAGAAAAACAAGACGAACCAGAAACTCCAGTTTCTGTGAATATTCCTGAACAAGATAAAAACAAGCCAATTTTAATTCAATATGTCGTATTTAATGGAAAACTTTATAAAGAACTGAAATCCAAATATTATTCCTCATGTACATTCTTAGTAGATTATTTCAAGAATGATATAAAGGATGATATAAATGATGTATGGTGTGAATACGATTTCCAAATTAAAGAGAATGAAATGATTCAAAAAGGACTGTACAACACTACTTATGAATTCAATCAGAATCGGTATAAAATGTATTTGGAAAAACGAATCGTACATCCAAAACAAACGAGTGAGAAAGAGTTATTCACGCTTCATAAAGTGATTTTGAAGGCTCTTATTGTTTCCTATATGTCTAACAAAAGAAACAAGACATTGATTAAGTCTCGCGAGGAACTACATAAATCAAATATATTTAATATCATCAAGTTAAAAATTTCAACAATATCCTCACTCATTTATGAAGAGGCGTTGAAGGGTCAGGACCACATACGAGTGAGTTTCGACATTTCTGAGTGTAATATTACCTTTGAAAAGATAGATTATACAATTCCAAATAGCGACGACAAGGTAAGACCAAACCTTATTCAATATGTTGCCTTTCTCTTAAAAGATACAATGGAAAAAGACTTGGAACAACCTATGGAAGAGATGTGTGAGAAGGAGTTTGGAGAGCAATGGATATTAAAAAAGGTTCAATCTTTGTATCCTCATTTGGATATTGAAATCTGTAATCCAGGAAAGGTATTTCCAACATTACAAATTAAGTTTGCTGATTTATCTGATTGTATGCTCTAGGCACGACCAAAGCGCTCTTTCTTTTCAGTTTCTTGAATTAAGGGAATTTGAACGATAAATTGCGTCTGGTCAATTACATATTTTAACCCAGAATCGTAAATCGCCTTAAATGTACCGTATTTTCCCCAACAGTCATGACTCCATATTCGTGTAACATTTCCATCAGCATCGTGGTCCTCCAGATTGGTTGAATAGACATCATCGCCACACAACCAACCACCAGGTTTAACCTTTGGTGCCCAATCTTGAATATCTTGAAGAACCGCTTTGTAATCATGATTTCCATCAATATAAACAAAGTCAACAGAGTTATTCGCGATACGCTGTGCTGCTTCATGGGAAGTCATTCGTAAGAATTCCACACGGTCGCCAAAGGGTTGAAATCGCGCGTTCACTGTCGCAAATTTGGCGTCAAATTGCGCTTGATTCAAAAGGTTCATTCCATCTGGATATGAATCGTCCTCAAAATGTTTATAAGGGTCAACGCAATAAACTTTTTTACAGTTGGTATGCCTCAGTAGTTCATAAGAAAAATCACCTTCCCAAGTGCCCACTTCAACACACACCGCTTCATTCAATGATTTCGCAACATTGAATGAAGGAATTTGATCCGGTTTCATTTTATTTCCTAATCTATTCTATTCTTTACACTGGCGCTCATAATAAAATGAGCGCCTCAACTCGCCCGTTTCACGATTTCAATGGCCGCTTTGGTAAAGGTTTCCTTAGGAAACCTTTACCAAAATAGCCTATTAGACCAACGAACATTTCAAACGGGCATTTTACGCCCGTTTGAAAGTGTTGTGTCTAGGGGCCGAGAATATTCAAAACCGGCATCCTGAAAGGTGCCGGTTTTGAATGTTCATCGGTCTAAAATCCGCACGGGTCTAGACATTCAACGTCAAGGTGCTACCCATTGGTTGTGAGACCGTCGCCTTGCGCCGACGGCTGATTCCTGCCCGTCGTTGTGTTTCAGTCGTGACTCCACTTCCTACAGATAACTCCTCAGCATCAATAGCAGGTGCAGGAGTTGTGCGGTTCGGTGCTTGACCGGCCGTCTCCAAGGTTCGCAGAATATCGTCTACACCGGTCGGTCCTCGCATTTCACGGCGGGCCGTTGATGCGCCATTGCTATCGCGGGGGTCAGCGCTCGGTACGGGTGCGCCAATACCACTTCCCATGGGAGGCATGAACATCATGGTAGGCGGTTCCTCATCCATAGAGGGCGGTTCAGACATCATTGTTGGAGGCATAGAAGACATAGGAGGCATTGGACGAGAGGGACCCGCACCGCTAGCTGAATTGGGGGCCATAGACATGAAGTTGGCGAATCCAGGACCGACCGCCTGTTCAGCGGCGGCGCGCGCCATTTGACGGGCCAGTTCAGGATTCTTACGAAGAATGTCGTCCATACCAGGCATACGGGACTTGAACATTGTATTGGTCAAGTGGCACATGGCGGCAGAGAGACCGAGAGACATGACGAGTCGCACCTCTGGCGCAACCTTGGTCTTATCCTTGTACTTGTCGTAGAGCTCTTCAAAGATTTCGTCGTAGTCCTCAATGTTTTCGTTAATCTGCTCACTCCATCCGTCTAGATTCACACCGAGTGGGTCGTAACGGTTGTTCAAAAATTCCAAGCCACTCGTCACAGTAGTCATCATAGAGCGTTGGAATCGTAGAGAGGCTTCAAGACCTTTGGAGTCTTTGCGACGCGCAACTTCGGCATTGATTTCATCCAGACTGTTGGCGACAGTCATCTTGGTACCACCAATTCCCTTGCGGTCCATACGCTCCAGCATTGTGAGACCTTCCATTTTCTTTGCCGACTCTTGTTCGGGAGTCAAGTAGGTCGCTGCGGGTTCGGCAGGCTTTTGCGCTGCCGAGGAGAACCATCCACTGATACCTGAACTGCTCGCGGGTGCATCAGCCGGTTTTGAGCCGAATCCAAACCAGTTGTTGCCTGATGAGCCTGTGTTTGCGGTTGTTGTTGTTGCTGTTGTTGCTACTGCTGCTGTCGGTGGGGCAGGAGCAGACGCCGCTGCTGGCGCCGCTGCTGGCGCCGCAGTAGAAGACGCTAAGGCCGGTTCAGGATTCAGTTTGAGGCGCATCTCAGAACGTGGCGGTGAATTATCACGCAAAATCTTAATAGTATCACCGCTGTTCGCGGGGGGCTTCACATCGTAGGTCACATTAGTATCCTCCAAACTTACAAATTCAATGTTATCTACCTCCTTCAAATCCATAGAAGGCGCGGAGATTCCAATGCTCTGCGAAGAAGGAGCCATGCTGAGTTTTTTCTGATTTCCTAGCAGTCCAATATCAAAATCATTAATGTTTGATATATCTATGGTCGGTCCAACATCTGGTACAGCAGACACTTCGGGAAATCCCATAGGTTCACCAATGCGTATTGTCTGACTCATTCTTCTTATGATTCATTCGCATCCGTTTTAGATTCTCAACCGCGGCCCCGCAAAGCCATCAAAAACGCATCCGCTAAATCGCTTTTTTTTGTTCGCTCCTTAAACATGGCTAACCACTGACTTGCGCCGCTATTCTTCTCCAAATGTTCAAGCGTATCGGTGGTTGCGTCCCGTTTTCGGGCTCTGTACGCCGCCCCTTCGTTTACTGCGGCAGGGGCAGTCGCAGCAGCAGCAGCAGCAGCAGCAGCAGCACCACTGATATCCGTGGTCACCTCAGCGCCGCGAGATTTCACACCAGCGTGTACAAATTCAATGGAACCCAACCAATTATGCTCACGTCGTAGACGATGTGAGAGCAGCGTAAATAAAATCATTTGAACCGATTTCATCGTGGGTCCCTTCATTACAGGCTGATTCTCCAGACGAATTAGAGTCGCAGCTTTCAGTGTAGGAAGCATAGAGTCCAACCACGTATCTAATGCCGCGAGGATTGTATCCAAACCGGCACTCATCGTTTTTGCGGGTTTCCAAGGCATCAAATACCGTTCCGTTGCCCATAAAACCAGCTCCTCTTTTTTCATCTTTTTGCCTCCCTCAAAGCCAACGCCCACGGCCAGTCCACGCAACGTTTTTACACTCACTGCGCACGGCAAAGCAGGCAGTGAAGGCGCAGCCACCGCCGATTTACGAACCTTTGTGCGTGTCGCACAAGCACGACACCATTTGTGAGAAGTATCAGCATATTCGGGTTTCTTATGACCGCAACCAAAACAACAACGCGCCGATTGGGCCGACGCACCGCCTTCCAACAAATCCACATTGTCCCAAGCGAGAATCTCCCACGTATTGGCGCCGCTCAAATCCGAATGACGCATCAGACAATACGCCAAATTACGAATTCCCATATCAAAACCAAGATGAACACTCATTTCTACGTATTTAGGTTCATTTGATTTAAGTCAAACGCGGCGCGAACTTGAAACGGATTCTGTCCAGGCATTGCGGCACTCGGATCCAAAAATGGAGTATCCTCAAAAAATGCGTTAGCGTAATCGCCGCCATCATTCCCGCCCATCATGGGGAGTCCAGCGTTCATTGTTCCAAATACCTTTTTTTGAACTGAATCCAGTTTCGGCTTACAAATCAAGCACGATTGCGAAGGACCACCCATACAATGTGGGCATTTCCAAGTGATTCCGCCAAAGGAGAATTCACGTTCTCCAGGCGCATTCCTCAAAATCTCGTTCGCTTTTGCAGTATCTGCGCCGTTTACACTCTCCACAGAAGGAACCGTTATTTTGTCTGCGAACTGATGCTCTTCTGCGTTCTCTGAGGTAATAACAAGGCGCGGTGCGTCCTCTATGAACACATTTCCATATTTATCAACCTTTGTTGGAAGCACTGGTTTATATTCAGGCGTGTTATTCGCATTCGTCGTTGCGTACATGGGAATATCTTCAATGAGGGTTCCTTCAATCCGCTCCCGCTCCATCTTCTGTTTCAAACTAATTTTGTTTTTAAGATGCTGAATTGCGGCATCCGCATCCTTGAAATTCATACACAGGCTTTCCATCACTTCGGCAGGTGTGAAGACATTTTCCAATTCGGCTGTAAATTCCTCCAACGACTTGTCGCATTCGTAGAACCGATTCACCATATCCATGATAAATTCACGGGACGCATTTTTGAACTCTATTTTTACATCAATGCGACCTGGACGCACAAACGCACGGTCCAGTTTCTCAGGATAGTTGCTTGTTATTATCAATATGCGACCAGGTGTCTCCAGTACACCATCCAGTAAGTTCAACAAGAAGCTCAAGGTCACCGATTCACCTTCTTTGCGGTCAATATCATCACGTTTCGCAACGGAGCGGTCCATCACAACATCCGTCAGACAATCAATATCTTCAATGACGTAAACACGCTTGTTTAGGGGAATTTTATAGGTCATTTTGTTGCCGTCGTATCCCATCACCACCACTGTTTCATTGAAAAACAGATTCGTCAGTTGTCTCTGCGTTGTGTAGGGACGCAATGATAAATTGAAAATGTGGCGTTTTGTATCTTTCGCAATCGCCTTAATTGTGCTTGTTTTCCCTGCGCCTGGAACACCGTGTAGCATGATTCCAAGACTATGGGGAATACCACGCTCCATATACCAGTCAGGATGGTCCACGAATAATTCAAGACGTTCTTTTAATTCATCTACGTGGTTTCCATACACATTGGTGAAACTCTTGGATGTTTTGAATTCGTTCATATTGAATGTGAGCATCTTCGGCATATTCTCCCAACGATAGGTTTTACGCTGCGTTCCATCGGGCATCATCTCTTGTTGCATAATTGGCTCTGCGGGCACCTCATTGAAATAGTAAATCTTTGAACCGAGTTTGTTATTCTTCTCAGCCATGTACGCTTCATGAATCTCATCAATCCAGCGACGGATTTCACTCACCTTTAATGTGGAACTGTAGACCATAAGTTCAATGATATTTTCTTCATCGCCACCGACCATCTGTTTCACTTTCGCTCGCAACATGGGCGTGAGTTCTACCTCATCCATATTGTTGAGACTGTACCGTGTATCAAGACGAATATGTTTCGCATTGTCCAACGAACATAGATAGTCCAACACGGCGTCCACCTTCTCCACAAATATATTGTCGGCTTTTTCGTTCTTCCCCTCTTTATTATTGAATATACGCGTCATACTGATACTATTCACTTCCTGTTTGTCCTTTTTGACGACTGAACCGAGCAATGTGGTAGGTGCCGCTCCACGACCCCGCAATTTTTTTAGTGCTTCTGTTGCGAAAACACCTATAGCGGGCGCAGAGCGAAATATATATTCAACAATATTCATCAGCAACATACTGTACATGAGTGTAAAAATATCAGGCGTTCCTTGATTAGTAGATGGCCGCATCATAAACATAGTCATTATTTGGGTTTTCAACATATTGAGGTCCATTATGTTGGAAATACAGAGATAAACTTTAGACTAATCACGATGATTCTTGCGTGTTTGTTTTTTACCTTGCGACTGCGTTTTGTCTTGCGAATGCGATTCACGTTCGTTAAATAAAAAATGTTTTTATCTCCTTTCACTGGTTTATTTCCAACTGGAATAGACCAATTCGGAGAGTTCAAATTCACTTTCTCGGCATAGTAATTATTCATCTCTTCTTGTTCAGCGGGCTCCAGACGACTTTTTGTTTGATGTGCAGGACGCGCGGGCTTTCCAAAATTAGCATTCACCATTTCTAATATAAGTTTAGAAATGATTATACAGTACGAATAAACTCCCAACCCATATCTTCACAAATCTTCTGCCATATCTTGTCTTGCATATAGAGTTTTTCACGTGATTTCAGCAATGGAAAACAGGGAAGATACTCGTCAAGTTCCAGTAATTCACAAAACTTGTACAAAACAAACGAGTACGACAAGAAATTGGAGCGCTTCTTGGGACAGTGCTTTACAAAACTAAACTGTATCTCTTTGAACATGAAGCGGAGTTTCTCCTCCACTTCACGCGATAAAACCGGTGCTGATATGCCGTTGAGACGATTTAATACGTGCGCAACATGGTCGTAGCAACGATTCAATTTGAGTTTCTTAATCACCTCCTTGAGTTTGGACGGTTTCAATTTACTCATATCTGTTATACGCTCCTTTCTTAGCTCCGCGCGAATCTGTTCAAGCACTGCTGGAGAAATCTCTGTGGTCTCTTTTGCCTGAAATTGTGCTAAGCACTCATTCAAATGGTTAATCTTTTTATAGGCGTAGTAGGACATTTCACGGGGTGGGTCTTTGTACGAGGGTTTCTCGGAATCCACCAATATCATATCACGATATCCGCAGGCGGGACAATCCAAAAACGTCTCGTTAAGTAACATTTCGGATTCACAAATGGGGCAGTTTCCAAAGTCCTCCGTGATGGAACCAGCGATTGCTGTGTCTGAATGTACAGAGTCAGGATTAAGAGCCGACAGATATTGCTCCATTGCCTTATCACGCTTGAATCCAATATTGTTGGAAATATCAGAGGCTTTTTTTACCGCCGTTGTCTGAACCTTTGGTTCAGTGGGTGTTTCATTCTCAGTAATAAAATAGCTGTAGACGCTATTTTTGGGAATTCGGTTCTTTTTAAAACTACAATCAACTGGCTGTTCTCCCACTGCGATACGTTCTTGCGCATCTGAATAGCTGAATAGTATGTCGCCAACACGCAAAAAATAGTCTTTCACATCTTCTCCTGATTCAATTTCTTGTATTTTTTGTTCTAGTATACGTATTTCTGTCTCTAATTTATTGCGACTGGCTAATTTTTGGACGTCGGCGCCGTGCGTTATAATTGTTGGACTCACGAACATTGTATCAAGTTCAACAAATTGCCGCTTTTTTTCGTCCAATTCTCTTTTTAGGGAATCAATATTATCGCGAGCATTGCGTAATTTATGTAATTCTTGCTCGTGTGTGGTTAAAATGGTCTTGGCTTGGTCGGTTGGTCTCTTCTCCACCACTTTATCTTCCGCAGGTTTCAACAACCTGTCTAGACTAAACGACATTTATATAGGAGGATATATTTGGGGGTTTAGATACAATAGAAAAATTATTTTATGTGCGTCCAGAGAAATCCTCCCGGATTCCAAAAATTTTTTTTTCTCGGCGAGAGGTATAAACAATGGGCTCTGGTGGACTTATGCAACTCGTCGCTTATGGTGCGCAGGATATTTACCTGACGGGTAACCCACAAATCACCTCGACACAGTAAGGGGGTTGAAAAGCAGTCGGCGGACACAAACATAGGAATAAGTGTCCGATAAAGACCGTTAGTGGTTCCTATAGTAAGTAAATACTAAACCACAGCTGCTAGTCATCAAATATGGTGGCTACATTATCAAATTGCGGGAACACCCTAAAGTTTTTGCTACCAAACTAAATCCGAAAGGATATAGTGGCTCAGAGCGTAACTGAGGTATGGTAATAAGGCAAAAAATGAGCAAAATGCGAAATGGGCAATCCGCAGCCAAGTTCTAAATCGAGTCAATTAATGAAGTGTAAAATCGCAAATGGGATTTATTTATTGTATTCAAAGTCCTTGTGGGAAAATGTACATAGGTCAGACAAGAAGAAGTGTTGAATTACGTATCAAAGAACATTTTAAATGTGAAGGTACGTGCTTGATACTTGAGAACGCAATTAAGAAATATGGAAGTGAATTGATGAAAGTTGAAACACTTTTAGAGCTTAATGACGCATTTCTTAATACCTATGAACAAATGTTTATCGAGAAATTTCAGACAGTTGAACCCTTAGGATATAATATTCGTCTTGGAGGTTCAAATGGAAATCATAGTGAATTATCTCGAGAACGAATGAGAGAAGCAAAATTAGGACAAAAGAATCACAACTTTGGAAAGCCAAGGACTATTGAAGCAAAAACAGCAATATCATTAGCAAAATCTGGTGAAAAACATCATTTCTTTGGAAAAACATTTACTGATGAGCATAAGATTCATTTATCACTTGCTCACAGAAAATCCTTTTCAGAGTTGCCTATGTATGTTGTTTATATTAAACCACGACCAAAGTATTATCAAAATAGTGGTTTTGCTATTATGAATCATCCCAAATTGCGAAATAAATACTTTACTTCAAAACAATTCTCTGAAGAGGAGAATTTAGCACAAGCACTTGCTTATATTGACTCGACATGAATGCAGTTCAGAGACTAAATGGTAATGGGTCTTGGTTTTTTCCCCAAGGCTTAAGTTATAGTCCAATCCCGAGAGCGACGGCTCGAAATATCCCGAAAGGGAGGGTATTACCTTGTCTTCAAGGTCGTTTACCGTCGCCACACTAACTTCGCCATGGAGTCAATTGAACAGACGTTCAACGGCTCAGCCAACTTCGGCAAGAAGGTGCAATGCACAATCAGCCGTAATGGTGATTTGATCCACCGTGTCTACCTCCAGGCCACACTGCCGCAGGTAACACTCCAGAGCTCAGATGGCTCTGGTGCCCAGTTCCGCTGGCTCAACTGGGTTGGCCACAACTTGATCAACAACGTCTACGTTGAGATCGGTGGTCAACAGATCGACAAGCACTACGGTGACTGGCTCCAGATCTGGAATGAGCTGACCCAGGCCCCTGGTAAGCAGGCCGGTTACGCCGAGATGGTCGGCAATGTCCCACAACTGACCAACTTGTTGGTTCAGGGTGGTGAGGATTGCGACCAGCCTTGCGCCTCCAACGCCGAGCCAAACACATCGGCCGAGGTGTTGAAGTGCGCCCCTGAGTACACTCTGTACATCCCTCTGCAGTTCTGGTTCTGCCGCAACCCTGGCTTGGCCCTCCCTCTGATTGCTCTGCAATACCACGAGGTGAAGATCTGGCTCGAGTTCAACAGCTTGAACAACCTCTGCTGGGACTACAGCAACACAGCCAACACCCACGTGATCCGCGATCGCGTGGCCCAGTCTGGCTTGGTCTCTGCTTCCCTCTACGTAGACTACATCTACTTGGATACTGATGAGCGCCGCCGCTTCGCCCAGGTCTCCCACGAGTACCTGATCGAGCAGTTGCAGTTCACAGGTGGCGAGTCGGTCACAAGCTCGGCCAACAAGATCAAGCTGAACTTCAACCACCCAACAAAGGAGTTGGTGTGGGTTGTGCAGCGCGACTCGTTCGTCAGCTGTGACGACACCATCGTCAACCCATGGAAGGGTCAACAGCCCTTCAACTACTCGGACTGGTGGGACCGCTCCGTGCTGGAGTCTGGTTACTCCGTCACCCGTGTAGAGGGCATGGCTGGCCACAACCCTGTGGTCACAGCCAAGATCCAGCTCAACGGCCAGGATCGTTTCTCGGAGCGTGAAGGCAAGTACTTCAACTTGGTACAGCCATACCAGCACCATACCAACGTACCGGCTGTGGGTATCAACGTGTACTCCTTCTCTCTCTCCCCTGAGGAGCACCAGCCAAGCGGCAGCTGCAACTTCTCGCGTATCGACAACGCGACACTGCAGCTCACTCTGTCCAACAACACTGTCGGTTCCGTGCTGTCCGCGCAGGTGCGCGTATACGCCGTGAACTACAACGTGCTCCGTATCATGTCGGGCATGGGTGGTTTGGCTTATTCCAATTAAATTTTTATACTGTGTTTACAGTATATTTTTCTATTTTTAGAGTAAAAATATTTTACTTGAAAAATTAAAATTGATTAGACATTTCAATAAAGATAAAAGGGTTATATGGAGGATAAACGTGGAAAAGGTGGTCGTAGACCAAAAGACATAATTTGGTATAATGTAATATATAACAGTATTCAATATTGTGTTGGAAAGATAACATCTAATAATAAACATGCTTACTTTGTTATAGATGCTGAGGATAAAGAGAAGATACTATGTCGGTCGTGGCATTATGTACAAACAGGATATATTGGTTCATCTTATAAAACTTCAAATATTTATAAAACATTATATCTTCATAATTTCATTATGAATCATGCATCATTTACTGGAAAAGGTTCAGAACAGACAATTGATCATATAAATGGATGCGGATTAGATAATAGGAAAGTGAATCTTCGCATTTGCTCCAATCTACAAAATAGAAATACAAAAAGAAGAGAGAGACACACACAAAATCTACCCGCTGATATTAGACCGATGAACATTCAAAACCGGCACCTTTCAGGATACCGGTTGTGAATATTCTCGGCCCCTAGACGCAACACAACCCTTTCAAACGGGCATTAGACCCGTGCGGATTTTAATTGGTCATTTTGGAAGGGTTTCTGAAGGAAACACTTCCAAAATAGCCATTGAAATCGTGAAACGGGCGAGTTGAGGCGCTCATTTATAATGAGCGCCGGTCTAAATGCCCGTTTGAAATGTTCGTTGGTCTAATGAAATTATAAATACCGTTAAAAGTTTGACTTAGACCGATGAACATTGAAAACCGGCACCTTTCAGGCTGCCGGTTTTCAATATTCTCGGCCCCTAGACTCAACACAATATTTTCAAACGTTCGTTGGTCTAAAGCAACTATTCGCATTTTTAGACCGATGAACATTCAAAACCAGCACCTTTCAGGATGCCGGTTTTGAATATTCTCGGCCCCTAGACACAACACAACACTTTCAAACGGGCATAAAATGCCCGTTTGAAATGTTGGTTGGTCTAAGGTTCCCCACCTGGAATCATTACTTGAGGAACAACAGCAAAATCGGCACGAATACAAAGATTATCTTGAGCGTAATCGCTCCAATCGCATTCTGGCCATTGCTCAATATCTTCTTGGCGTGTTACATCCTTGCCGTGTTCATACAAGCGAAATTCGTTCATATTTATATTAAATCCTGGTCCAATCATTTTTCGGACACTCTGAATGGTATTTGTGTCTTCTGATGCGTACCAACAGCTATTCATATTGAACACAACAAGTTTTGCTTCATCATTCCAATAAACATTACACTTCATGAAACCAACATCCATTGAACCAATGAGACGACCAGCGATAGCGGGAGTAGGAATTGCGTACATTCTATACCTTGTTATCCTCACGTCTAAAGCGTTCATTTTTTATACATTCCTAAGACTTGTACAAAAAATTGAAACCTTCAGTATTATAAGAAACTATTAACGGATATTCTATAACAGATTTATTTTCCTAATATGGATATTACCATTTCTTGGGATAAGATTGTGTACGAGACCGAAGATGGTCTCAATTTCCTTCATGCGTTTCCAGATATGGCTATGTTTGATAATAAAACAAAGCAAGGATATCAATGGGGTGATATGATTTCCGATAATTCATCTGAAAAGTTCGCGAAACGAGTTGGTTATCCTAAAATCGTCAAGACAACCAGGGCTCAATTAGTCGCCTTGGGAAAAACACAGCGATGGGGAAATCCCATTACGTGGGCAGTTCAAGATAATTATGAAGAGAATAAACAAAGAGCAGCAAAGATTATAGCAGATAGAGAGGCTGAAGAGAAGGCAAAGGCTGCTAAGGAAGCAGAGGAAAAAGAGAAGGCAAAGGCTGCTAAGGAAGCAGAGGAAAAAGAGAAGGCAAAGGCTGCTAAGGAAG